CGATATAGGGAACTGCTCATACAGCAGATAAGAGACGACTACATTAACTATGACATACCTCAGTCAAAGCTGATGAATTATGTCAATGCAATGGGCATTACATTCTTTACAAAGTACTTTTTCAGAATTCAGAGAGTAATACGCAGAATAGCTACTAGACGGCCTTTAATGACTTTTGCTATGTTTGCCGGTAAGGCTCATTTTGACTTGCCTGACAATATTTTCAATCAGTCAGTTATTTCCAAAAAGTATAGCGTTATACCTAGAGGACTGTTTGAAAATGTTGAAGAGGCAGCAAAGCCTCAGCTATTTGAAATAATTGAACATCCATTTGATTGGTTGAACTCATTCTAGGAGGATAAATACATGCAAGGATTAGCAGGTAGCAATGATGCTAAAAGATATCAGAAACAGCCTTACAAGATGCCTGATGAGCCTATCTTGGACTATGGCAAGAATTCACTAAGTAATATGGATAAATTGCCAGACATAGAAAAGATTCCTGATCTTGAATCTAGTGAAGGTCTAGTAGACAAGAGAAAGATTCCTAATGGAGTTAAAGATGAACTAGGTGCAAGTCCTGATGAACTAATAGCTTCTGTTGAAGACAAGAAGCAGTCTGGCAAGAAGAAAAAGAAGAAGAGAAGGAAGAGTGCTCCTGATGAAGTAGATGATTCTGATTCCGATATTAAGAACCTAGTAGATGAGGCTAGTGAACTGTAATGGCTAAAGGGTATGAATTTAACCCATATTATAAATGGGGATTAGCGAAACCAGAGGAGGTATTGTATCCTTCAAATCTATCCGATGACTACTCAGATACAGTTTCTACTAGCTATTTAAATAGTGCCTTTAACGATAGGCTTACTCCTCAAGAAGAAGCTGTTAAACAGCAATGGCTAGCTACTGTAGGTAAAGATTTTAATTATCCGGGTAATACCTATGACTATGACTTAAATGCTTTTATTAGACATAATGTAATGCCTAGTGGAGCTAAACCTGATGAAAGAAGCCATTTAAACGATTCTGGAAAGAAATGGAATCATTTTACTCCTAGCACTGGAGCTCTTATTAGTGATGAAAGAATGCTAGGTCTTGCTAGACCTACTGGAGAAGTAGGACAATGGATAGATCTTGACTTAAATAAGCCTGATGTAAGAAATTATTATAGAAGTCTATCTCCTGAAGGACAAAGACTAGTAAGACAAATGGCTAGAGATGGAGCTATAGGTGGATACATAACTGGCAGAGCTAACATGCACGGCAATAAACCTCTTCAAAGATATTTTGATAAAAGAGAAGAAGGATATATTCTTCTAGATCCTAAAAGAGAAGAGTTTAATCAAGCTTCAAATAATTTTAGTAACTATGATTATTTAAGAAGCAATCAAATGGCAGATAGGTTAAGAAGAACTGATCTCCCTGTTGAACAGCCTGCAGTAGATCCTATAGATTTTGCTACAGGAGGATTAGCAGGTCTTAGAGGAGTTGCAATAAATTCCTTTAAAGGCATTCCTTGGCAAAATGTAGCTAAAGCCGTTGCTAGAGGTGGAGTTAGAAATGCTGCAGAAGGCTATGCTTTAGATACAATAGGAAGTGAAGCACTGAAAACTGCAGATGATGCATACGATACCTATAGAGCCTATCAAGGTGCTAGGCGAATACCTCACATAAGAATCAGATAAAATTAAAACCCCCTCTTTTCAGAGGGGGTTTCTTTTTATCTACTTCATTTCAATCATTAGCTTTGGTTCTTCAAGCATTTGCCTTACTTCCTGAAGACATTCCATGAAAGTTCTCATGTCTACTGTCTTGTCGTCAATTTCCTTTCCTTTATCAATCATTTTATTAAGCATAAGCTTTAAAGTATCTAATACCATATGAACCTCCTACAGGCACTTAACTGCAAGACGTTCACATGCATTAGTCCTGTTCAGCCATCCTTTTAGAAATTTCTTTTGAGTAGGTTTATTAGCAGCTAGTCCATTATAGAACCTTCGTCTTTGGTCAGAGAATCTGGCAATAATCTGAGATACAGGCATTGCTTCTGCTGCAGCAATAGTCTTGGGACCGATGATGCCATCATCTGCAGCCTTTACAGCTCTCTGCAGAAGCTTGTTAGTCTGTCTGCATCCACAGTTTACATTGCTGTCAAACATCATCATTGCAACAATGGGATGAAACCTTTCAAGCCTAGGCTTGTCCCAGAATTCTTTCTTGAAGATTTCCTTAGCATCCTGCCTAGTAACTGCAATGACATCTCTATGGTCTACAACACCGTCATGATTGATGTCACCACCTCCTCTAGTGCCTAGATCTCTAAGGAATTCCATGCAGATTCCATATTTGGTCTCTCCGCCTGCATCATACTTGTCGTTAGAGTATACTCCTTCCCATTCGGCTACATGAGCCATTGCTTTTTCAAATGCTTCTTCATACGTCATAGTCTACCCTCATAGTTTACAATATTAAATAATACGTCAGTATTCTCTTCCCATCCATGCAAATAGCTATTCCATGATTCTACATGGTCTATAACTATGTCCTGCAAGGCTACCCAAGACAATGCTTCCCATTGATTGAATCTGTTAATGTCTAATGTATATCCAATATAGCTAAAGGTATGCCTCATAGCCTGCTTCAAGTCAAATGTAAGCGAATACCTGTCTATAGCTCCTGCTCTAAGAGCATCAAGTCTTTGCTGTGCAAGAGTTCTGCCTACCTTTTTATCCCATCTGTCTTCAGGATTTCTTAAAGCAAAACCTACGTCTACATATACGTCTCCTGCATGGTTTACAGGATTTACTATATAGGCAATGGAAGCACATGGAAGACATTTAATGCTGTTAAGCTTTTCTGCTTCATCATTAAATTTCTGAAGATTTCTGTCTCCTACAAACAATGCTCCATGTAATCTAAAGTATACAGAAGGCTTTGGATAGATATATTTTACTACATTGTACTGCATTACATTTCTCCTATAAGCTTAGGAACTAAAACAGTATTCCACTTAAGCGTAGCATGCTTGTTTACCATTTCGTATCCATAAACTTTTTCTGAATGAGCTTTGCCTGTAGGAAGATATCTTACTTCAGAATCCTTTATCTGATAACCTAGCTTTACAAGAATCTTGTTTATTACCTGAGGACTGCACTTAATGCTGAAATTTGTTTTAATGTATTCTGCCATTTCCTTTGGAGTAAGTAATTTTTCATCTTCATTTCCCATATTGGCTTCCATTACAGACTTGGCAGCATCTACAGCATTGCTAATCTGTTCTTTCTGATTGTCTGCAGATACTCTATTTAGAATTTCAATAATTTCGTTACAGGCATTTCCAAGATCATCTTCTGTCATAGTAAGCAATGCAGCTAAAATATATGAGCTGTTTTCAGAGAACTTAGCTCTACTTAACGTAATCATGAAATCATGATAGTCTTCTCCAGAACAGATATAGAAAGTCTCTGCTGCATTAACTATAGCATCAGCATAAAGCTTCATAAGCAGATCAGTAGTCATTTTCTCCATAGGAACCTCCAAATAAATAAGCCTCCTATATTGCTATAGGAGGCTTTTTTGCTAAGGCATGTTGTTCTTTCTATTCTATGCTTTTATCATTGTCTATTTCTTGATTGAGAATGATCTCTTTCCTGCAACTGGCTTTGAAGCAGCCTTAGCAGTAGTGTCTCTACCACTCCTGCGAGAATTAATCCAGTCCTGTATGTCAGTTTCGGTAAGATCATCCTTGTAAACAGTCTTGTCAGCATAGGCCATTTCCTTTTCATACTGCTTTGCTTCTTCAGAACCGTTAATGATTTCAGAAGCAGTTAGATGTGTAATGGAGTCAAAGAAATTCTTGATACGCTTCTTCTGCTGAATCTCTCCATTGTAGAGAGAATATTCCATCTGAATCCTGACAGTGATAGGAGCATCTTCAAACTGTTCAAGAACTGCACAGTCTTTCATTGCACCACCAGCACCAATAGGACACTTCTTTTCAACAGGATCATCAATCTCAATCTCTTCTCCACCACCTAAAATGATGCAAAGCTTATTAAACAAAGATGCTTCAAAATTCTCTGAACCATCCTTGTTGGTAAGACGAATTGCAGTATAGATAGTCTGAGGCTGACCATCATACTCAAAGAAGAGATTGATATATTCAGAACCAGATGGAGACCTGTCTACAATGACTTCCTTGATAAGAATGTCATAGATGCCAGACTTGTTGATGTACTTGCTGCCATTGCCGTCAGTATCACGGACTGCTTCTGCGTCCTTTTTAACTTTGAAAAATGCCATAGCTAAATCCTCCACTGATCAGCAATGCTGTCAGCTTTCTGTTGTAAAAGGTTAAGATATTCCTGCAGATTGAACTGTTCTACAGGTTCCTTGTCAGGAAGAGAATCAATAAGAGTTCTGCACATGTTGCTTCCTCTATGATGAATGATTCTCTTTGTTCCCTGCATGTCCAGATAGACTGCTTCGTCTACCGTTGAAATGAATCCTCCAAGCTTTGCAAAGGAACCCTTTGCTACCTCGGAGTAGTTTCCTGTCTTTTCGTCATAGGAACAGTGAGCAATAAGAACTACGTTGAAGCCATTGGCATTCAACTGATTAATGCATTCACAGAATGCATTTACGTCCTTATTGACATTGCTCCATACATCGAAGCCTTTGTACTTGTTTGAATTGAATGTCTCTATGTCAGTGAAGATTCTGGATACCGAATCAAAGCATATAGTGTCTGGAGTCTGTCCAAACTTGTCTGCATACTTGCCTACTGCTTCTTCCACAGTATCGAGAAATGCATTGATTCCATCAAACTCCACTATATTGACATGAGCCATAGGCAGACTGAAAGGCTTTCCATCGTCTGCTATGACAAGAGCATTCTTTAAAGACTTCAACAAAGTAGTCTTGCCTACA